TCAATTTACCTTTCCACCCACATTCGTCAGGGCTTTATCATTGTATCCGTCATACATCAGATTTTGCGGGGTTGCCCCGCCCATTGTCAAGACCTGCGGGGCGTCGGGAGTGTATGCGGTCTCAGTCGGTTTTACAGCTTCTGCCGTCTTCGTTTTGTAGGGATTAAATGGTAAACCGTCTTTGACGTAGTTCAGGCAGGTTTGTTTGCCGATGTCTTTAATCTTCGTGCCTTGGTCGGTGTAGCAGGTGCAGCGGTTCTCTGCTTTGATACAGGCGGCAGGCCAAGGCATGACTTTTACGGCTTTGTTCATGCCGTCGTATATCGGTGCGGTTTCGGGGCGTTCGGCGATACGAGGCTGATAGTCTTCTTCTGTCAGATGGGGCTTTGGCGGTTCTGACGGCGTTTGCACCTTTGCGGCTGCGTACTGCCCCGCTGCGCCGTCGTCCGCCGCGGGAGCGGCTGCCGCCTGCGCTTCGGGGCTTGCCGCTTGCGCGGCAACGTGTGCCTGTGCCGTTTGTCCCGCTGTTTCTATTGGTTTTTCCATATTTTTCCAAAAGGAAGCGAAATAATACAAACCTCCACCAAGCATGGCTATTGCGATGGGTATCAGGTACAGAACCTTGCTACGCTTGGTTCTGATTTTGGTGTGTTCTTCAGCGGACTTGTACAGCCCATACACGCTTTTATCAAGCCTATACACGCTGATTAGGGCTTCCCTGATGTTTGCCCTGCTTTCAGGGTCTTTTGCGCCGCCTGTCGTCCATTCGAGCTTACGGCGCAGTCCTAAATTAGTCTTGCCGAAATGGGTGTGGTGTTCTATCAGTCCGCGCAAATGGACGTCTATCAGACGGGGATGTTGAGTTATCAAGAGGAAATCAAGACCACGGTGTCTATGTGTTTCAAGTTCGGCGACGTAGTCAGGTACTTTCGAACCGCTAGGACGTGGGCGGAATATGCGTTGGCATTCGTCAACAACGATAATCGCGCCCGGCGGTGCCCACTTCGGCCATGTCTGAATGCTTTCTCCTTCTGGTATTTCTTCATGTGGTATTTTCAGGTCAAGAATGCCGTCTACATAAAGCGGACGATTCATAAAGTCTTTTTGCTTGGCAAGCATGGAAACGACTTTCAGGGTTTTGCCCGAACCCGGTACGCCTGTTAACAGATATAACATGTTTTCTTCCTATTTCGACTGAATGATGGTAGACAGTTTTTTAAAGCCTTTTATGGATATTACGAAGCTGAACGCACCAAATATCCAATTCAGAATGACACCGAATCCCGCTATATACAGTATTTGCAAGGCTTCGTCGGGGAAACCGCCGATACTACGGCTTATTTCGTTAATGAAATAATCCTGCAAAGCATTCAGTCCTGTTACTGAAATAAAACTTAAACCTACGGCGGTCAGTATGCGCCCTGCTACAGACATAAGAACGCCTGTTATCAATGAAGCCCAGTTCATTTCACAATTCCTTTACGGATTCATATACAAAATAGGCGCAGGTCAGCACGCATATAGCGATGAAGATGGGGCGCAGTTTGCGTGCCAAGTCGCACAACGGGTCATAGCTGAACTCTACCTGTCCCAATGCACCGAAGTCTACGGAGCGGGGAGCGGGACACTTCCCGTCAGACTGGAATACGTCCAAAGGCTTGAAATTCAGGTCTATGGTCTGTTCAGGTAGTTGGATGTCTTCACCACTCGGCATACATTGCGCAGCATTCGGGTTTTTCTGACAAAAATCTTTTTCTTTGTCATTTTGATTCTGTTTATTTTGACTGTTCGACTCATTCGGTGTGTTTGGCGAATTCGGACTATTTGGTGCGTTTGGCGTGTCTGGACTCTCCTGTCTGCTCGGTGTTGTCTTTTCGGGCTTATTTGGTGCTTCTGGACTGTTTGGCTTTAAATCTGGACGTGGCACATAATCAACGCCCACAGTGCCATCTTGATTCATTTTGAATCTTGTTTGTTGTGGGGTGCTACTGCCTTCGGGTGTGTACGGCGCACTAAGCGCAGTATCAGGGCTGAATGTGCTTTGATCGGCAGATTGATTCATAACGCCCATTTTTGCCAGTTGGTTCATCAATTCTGCATGGTTTGTCTGATTGTTCTCAAGCATGCGTTTGAGGATGTCTAACATTTCTTTTTGTGTCAGCATAAAATCTTCGGCTTTTACTTCGCTTTGATTTTGTGCGAGTTTCTTTTTTTCTGCTTCTGGAACTGTACCTTCTTTATATGAATTGTAATAAACAATGACATATTTATCCGATGGAGTACTAACAGAAATTCTTGAAGGTGTTGCATTTGGAATGTCTATATCAACATGAGATACAAAACGACCTAAATATGCAGGAGAATTGTTCAAAGTATTACCTTCAGAACCATTGATATTGATTTCAGATTTAGAATAAAAAACATAATTTTGATAACTACTATCTATCTTTACTATCAGTTGATATTTAATCATTCCATTCTTTTTTGCTTCTTCGTCTTTCTTCTGTTCTTCTTTCTTCTGTTGGTCTTTTTGTTGCGCTTTTTGTGCTGCTTCGGCTGCTTTTTTAGCTGCTGCGTTTGCTACTGCTTTTTGATAGTTGCCTTGTGCTTCTGCTTCGCGTTGGGCTTGTGCTGCTTTCTGAATCGCATTAGATATTTGTTCTTGTGATGCCCCATCTCTTAATCCTGTTTTGTCTAAAAAAGAATTAATACCTGACCCGAGTCCAGTAATATCTAGTTTAGATAAACCTGTCAGAATTGCACCGACACCATTACGCGCAGCCATAGCCCAATCGCCATTTTTTATGTCTCTATATGTCCAAGCTGCATAATCAGAACCAATAGCCCCACCCATAGCAGTAGCACCGGCCAATGTCCCACCCAATACAGTTTCAACTTTACCAACGTTCACCCGTTGATTAACATTTGTGTTCATCGTGCCAGTTTCGCCATATCGGCCTGTAACCGTTACAGTTTTGCCTTGGCTACCATTAATATTTCCGCCATTTTTAGTTACTGTCGGTTTGCCGTTGTTCTGTACATCAACTTTCCAAATGCCTGTTTTTGGATCGTAGCCACGACGTTGCAGGGCTTGGTCACTTGGGAAACCTGCGTTTTGATGTTGTGCCGGCGGGGGCAATCCTACTTCTGCCCATGCCTGCCCTACGACCAAGAGCGAGCCAAGACATACAGAAAGACGGCTAATGTTATGGGCTTTACAATACCCAATAAAAATGCTGATTCGGGTGTCATTCTTCATTTCTTTCTCTCTGCCATAAAACCAGTTTCACAATAACGACAACTGCAAAAAGTGAAATCATTGCAAACATCATCTGTGTGCCGATTTGTTCGCCGAGACGGTAATATTTCATGCTGTCGCACTGCGGAAACTGAAGTTTTACGGTCTGTTCGTTATAAGTCCAAGTCTGCCCGTTAAAAACGAGGTGATGCAGCACCCCGTCTTTGTCTACGGTCGGTACGACTTGGGTCATCACTTCGTTTGTTGCCTGCTCTGCCGTTTCATGACAGATTCGACCGACCTGATAACCCATGTTGCACCTTATGCGGAACGTTTCACAGCGGATTTGATAACACTGATTGAAACGGCGGCAACGGCGAGGGCAATCGCTACAGCACCGACGGAAATAATGCCTGTTTTCAACGCGCCCAATTCGGTTTTAGCGGCATCAACCAGGCCGTTATCATCGGCAAATGCCAATACTGGCAATGCTGCAACGGTTACAAATGCGGCTGCTTGTTGAAATTTGGTTTTGATACTCATGATGTTTTCCTTTATGGAGTTAAAAAAATGGTTATGGCGGTGTTTCGGGGTCAAGTCAGGGGACACCGCCGAACCCCTGAAACTGGTTTATGATTCGTCAGAATAGTAGATGTTGTCTTTAAATGCACGAGGAAACACTTGCATGGAGACGATTTGCTGTGGCTTGTAGCCTTCATACTTTTCAGGGTGTTTTGTGCGAACTTCGCAAAGGCGGGTTTCCGTGTCTGAACGGATAATCAGACCGACATAGTGAGTCTTGCTGAATGTGCCGTCTTGGTTTTTGCGTTCACGTGTGAACATTCGATCAAAAGAGGCGATAACAAACATACCTTGTCGGCGTTCTGTTTCTTGTGTCATGTTTTTTCCTTTCTTTAAGGTCTGGGTTACTGGTATTCAACGGTTCGGGGGCGGGACGGGAGGGGCGCTCACACACGGCTTGCGCCGTTCGCCTTACTTCGTAAGTGCGGTTTCGCGCCCATCCCGCCCCCGAACCAAAATCAACGGTTACGGGTTTCGCTACATATTGATGATGGTTTCTCGGTTTTTAAATGCCCATTTCGGGCTTAGGACAGAGGCTAAGACGGTGTTGTAATTGTCTTGGGTAATTCTGGGCAGGGCTGCGCGGTGTTTCCATTCGGCCACGAGGTTCAGATAGCTTTCTACCTGCTCAACCCACTTTTTTAGCTTGCGTCTCCACTCTTTCGAACCTTTGGACACAAAAGCAAAATTGCTGTTTGCCACTTTCCAAACGGATTTTTTATCCATGCTGGTACGCACGAGCCTATAACCTTTGTCTTCTGGCAGGCGGATGTTGATGTGTTTGCTGATGTATTTGGATACGTATCGCGCCAAGCCTTTGCTGTTGGTTTTGACCGGCAACAGTTCAGTACGGCCAAAGCCGTATTTGTGGACGTTTTCGCGGAGCAATGCCCACAGTTGGCGCAATGTGGGATTGGCCGAGCTGTATCTGCCTGCGGCGATTTCGCGGAAATTCAGGCCGCGCCGTATATCGACACGAGTATTTACGATTAAGTGGAAATGGATACGGCCTTTCTTCGTGCGCTCGTATACGCAGACGTATTCGGGGAAATGGCGTTTTAGAAAGTTGGTTCTTAAGCTATGGAAACGACGTTGCGCTTCTTTCGGGTCGGTTACGTCATCGGCAAAAGTCAGGGTTAGAAAGCCGACTTTGTTCAGGCCAAAGGCTTCGATGAACGCTTTGACGTTCATTTCTAGGGCGGTAGTGGATTTTTTGTAAGAAGTTGAAAACTCGTTCAGCGTGTCCGCTTTACGGTTTTCATACTGACTTGGCAACTGCTTGATTTCGCCGCTGTTTGCGGTCTCAATGCAGTTGTTACTATTAAGACAAGGAAGAGCGCGTTCCGCGCTGCGCGAAGCGGAACGGTTCATGATTGCACCTCCGCCATCAGTGCGGATACGCTTAATTGACCGTATAAATCGGCTTCGCCGTAAGTGATTTGGGGATTGTTGGGATTGCGGATAGAAAAAGCTTTTGTTTCCAAGCAATCAAGCGTTCCGCAGGTCTCAGAAAACAGGCGGAAGATGTAGGCAACGGGATTTTTTTCGGGTTGCGGTGTAATTGTGTAGTAGGCAAATTTTGACATTTCAGACCCCTTGAAAAGTCGGCTAATCGGAACTTGTCAAGGGGTTTTGTTTGTAATTTACACTCCCTTAACGGAGTGCAATATATAAGTGCAATATATAAGGCCGTCTGAAAGTCATCAAAACTTTCAGACGGCCTTTAGCTATCCGTTAACTGCTTAGAATTTCCATTCCAGCGATACAGCGTAATTGCGGCCTGGGGCGCGGTAGCGGTCTAAGCCTTTGCCATCGCGGTCAACCCCGTTGGTGGTGCTGTAGCTGTACCAACCTTCCTTTCTGTTCTAATTACCTTAGAACTTAGCTTCAAGCGTGAAGTTGTAGCTTCTGCCGGGGGAGGTGAAGCGTTCTATACCGGCATGGGTTTTGTTGTCAACGCGGTTGACTGTACCGAATTCGCGGATGCTGCGCAGCGATTCCCAAGTATAGTATTTTTTGTTGCCGATGTTGTACGCACCGGCGCGCAGGGTGAAGTATTTGCCCAAGTTGACGTAGCCTGTCAGGTCGAAAAGCGTATAGGCTTTGCTGTGCTTGGCAAATGGCCATGGGTTGTTCAAATCATCACTGCTGTGAACGGTGTCAGACGGTTTTTTAGCTGCGGTGTGTGTCAGGTACGCATTGATACCCCAGCGTTTGGAGGGAGCATCGTAGCCCAAATTGTAAACGGCAGACCACGGGGAAAGGGCGTTAATCGGGATTTCCTGTCCGTTGGTTTGTTTGGCTTTGCCTTTGATGTAGCTGACATTAACACCTGCGTGCGTGCCTTGCGGCAAACCGATGCTGTCAAGGTTCCATGTGCCGTTAAATTCCAAACCTTTCACCCATGCGGAGGAACGGTTTTGGTTTTGCCAAACGGGTGAGCTGACCAATGCGGTACCGTCGGAAATCGGCGCGTAATTAGGGCTGTTGGGATTATCGGAAGATACGCCCATGTAGGTCAGTTCGATAAAGTTGCGGTAGCGGGTTTGGAAGCCGGAGAGTTTAAAGTTTCCGGCTTTGCCACTGCCGGCAAGTCCCAGTTCGAAGTTTTTGGCGGTTTCTGCCTTAAGGTTAGGGTTTGCTTTAAGGTAGAAGTCAGGATGCGGGAACAATAGCCAGGTTTCGTCTGAAGTCGGCGCGCGGAAGCCAGTGCTATATTTTGCCAAAAGATTCAGACGCGGCGTGAATTTCCAGTCTAATCCTAAACCGTAGCTGAAACCGCTGTGTTTACGCTCGCTGCCAAGATAGGGGATTTGACCGCGGATGGCAGGGGTATAGTTGGGGTTGTCCTTGGCTTTGCTGCTGCTGTTGTCGTAGCGAAGCCCGGCATTGAGGCGGTATTGGCTGCTGTCGCCGAATTGGAAGGTGTTGTTCCAGTAGGCAAAACGGTTTTTGGACGAGCTTTCGACCAGCATAGTCAATTCTTGGTTGTTGGACGTTTGGTATTTCGGGTCATATAGGCGTACCCAATAGCTATGGTCGCTATTACCGTTATCGTTTTTGGAGCCACCTAATCCGTATTGCATTGCCCATACCGATTTGGAGAAGTCGATTTGTTTTTCGGCATCGGCACCGAATTGGGTATTTTTTTGACGGATGTTGCGGAACATATGGTACACGTCGCTGTTGACACCGTTACGGCCATAATCCGTCGGCAAGTCCCAGGTCCAAGTGCTCATGTCGATGGTTTGACGGTCGTAACGCAGGTTGAGGTTGTCCCATGGTCCTTTGTCAAGTTGGTTTTTGTATTCGAAACCGATGCGTTTGCGGTAGGAAATATCTTGACGGGAACGGGTATCGCCCAATGCCTCGCCTTTCCAGTTTGCCGCCCACATATTAGATAATTCGGTCGTCGTGCGGTCGGTGCGTGAATCTTCGTAAATCCAGCCGATACGGTTTTTATCGTTGAAGTTGTAACCCAGTTTGAACAGGGTGCTTTTGTTTTCCCAGTCTTGAGGGTCAGGTTTGCTGCGCGCTACACCGCGGCTGCCGTAGTTGGTCATACCAGCATTCGGACTCCAGCTTTGTTTGTTGTCAGTGATGACGGTATCGGCAGCGTCGCTGTTGTTTTTGGTTTCTTTACCGAAACGGCGGGTGTAGACCATCAATGCGTCCAGACCCAACCAGGTTCCTGCGGCGGTTATGCTGCTGAATTTTTGGCTGTTGCGTCCGATATAGCCGCCTTTAATGCCTAAGTGGTAGGGTTTTTCTTCGGAAACATAGTCGCTTGCGGATTTGGTTTTGTAGTTGACGGCACCGCCCAATGCGCCGCTGCCGGATTTAAGCGAGTCCGCGCCTTTGTTAAGGGTTACTTCCGAAAAGTTTTCGGGTTCGGAAGTGTTGCGGTTTGCATTGAAGTTGCCGTATGCACCGAACAACTCTTGAAACGCTTCAGACGACCTGCTTTCTGCTTGTGCCAGTCCGTCCACGTTGATGGCAACGCGGTCTTTATCGACACCGCGTATGGTAAAGCCGTTGGAACCGGAACGTCCGCCTTCAACGACGCTGATGCCCGGATCGTAACGCACCAAGTCGCTTTCATCGGAGACCATTTGTTTATCCAAAACCTGACGGCGGATTTTCTCTTCACCGAGTTTTTGTACTTTGCGGCCGCCAATGACTTTGACTTCATTCAACTCCTGATAAGCTTGAGGAATAGGATCGGCCGCTAAGGCAGGGAAAGTTTGGCTGACAATAGCTGCCAGCAGTACAGGTTTAAAATGGAAGGACAT